GCCATCTTCTCCGCCTGATCAATATCAGCCATGCAATTGGCCCACTGCTGTAGCTGTTGACCCATGTCTTGGAGATCGCGCCCAACCTGAACGCCTTTTTTCAAAAAATTATATGCAGCCTGTGCGCCTGCAATCGCAACCCCGATTTCTATCATATGTCATAGAACCTCGTAGGACAAAAGTAGTTTGGATGAACCGAATACGCTTTATCGTACCATATATGGGCTGGCCTGTCATACCCACAATCGTAAACACAAACCTTGTACAATCCGAAAGAAAAACTTTGGCCCCAAAGGATTGCGACCAAAGCACACACTAAAACGTTCCGGAAAACCTTTGAGGTCGAGCAATCTTGCTAAACTTCGTTATTATCCGTCCACCATTAGCCTTACGTGCTTTGTCTAATGCAATAGCTACCGCCTGCTTCTGAGGTTTCCCCGCAGCCATCTCTGTGCGAATGTTCTCGCTGATAACCTTCTGGGACTTCCCTTCCTTCAAAGGCATTACTGTGTCCTCCGCGACATGCTCTCGCGTTGCATTTCAATGCGTTCCATATTCACATCATTGCGGTCATCAGCAATTTGTTCCTGTAACTCCAGTCTTGCCGAGTCCGTTACCGCCCGTTGCTGGGCTTTTAAACGCTCAAGATCAAGCTTTGCCTCATCAAGCTGGGCTTTGTTTTGCGCCTCCATCTGACGTATTGCCAGTTCCTGCATCCGGATTTGAACAAGCGGATCCGACGCTGGGTCATTCTGACCCGGAGCCGCCATCGCTGGCATGATCTCCTGAATCATCTGCGCCTCAACTTGAGCTACACGGCTCTCCATTTCCTGCGCCATCTGTTGCGCTCGCATTTGTAACTCAGGAGTCGGATTCATTTGCGCAGCCATCTGCAACTGTTGCTGCATGTCAATAAACTCCATCTCCACCATTGCCCGTGCTTTAAGACTAATATGCTGAAGAACATGCGTAAAGATACCGCCAAGGGCCGCAGGATTAGCTTGAAACACGGGCAAGGAGATCAAAGCCATGTGGCTTTGAATGTGAGCGTCGTGGTCCTGTTTGGGGAAGGCTTGCGGGACCGCACCGCTCAACAATCCACCATTCTCCATCGCAGGGTCCATGGGTTGAGGAGGAGGTGGTGGTGGATTCAATATCTCGTCTATGTTCTGCACCTCAAGCGCCTGATACATACGACGATAAGCCTGATACAAATTATGCATCTCAGGGTTTGTTTGTGCCAACTGCAACTGTTGTTGCGCCAAAGCAATCCGCTGCGACATCGAAAAGATGTTAGGATCACTGACCGGAAGAACATCTACCCGCGCATCAAAATCCGCTTGCTTTACATCTTGTGGCGCACCAGCAACCTCATAAGGATACATCGGCGGCAAATTGTCCTTGAAAATACGAGCCAGCAATCTGAACTCGTTTTTCTGCGCGTAGTGCAACCGCTTGTGAATGGCAGACATCACTTTCATGCCGCGCTCAAGCATTGCAACTGTCGTACCAACAGGCGTCTCTTGGTTCATGTTCGACATCTGCTGATCCGCTAAAGCCACAAACCTGCGCCCGTCATTAACCAAACCACCCAACAACGCATTCAACGTCGCAGAAGGCTCCTTGTACGGCAACGGCACAATCGCATCACGAATACTACCACCCGGTGCGTCAATGTCCCTAAACTCTCCCGGCTGCAAAGGCTCGTCGTCATTACGAACACGTACACCACGAGCCTTAAATCCCGCAGGTAAGTTCGACAATGTACCCGCATCAATCAGTTGACGCAGCAAACTTGTCGCCGCACGACCCAACCCACCAATCATGTGGATCAAACCAAACCCGTAAAACCCAAGACCGGGCATAAACTTGTAGTGCACAAAGTATTGAACCTTGCGCTTAATTGGATCATCCATCGCGTAATTACGGCGAATGGCAAGTATTTCCCCCGAATCCTCATCCAACGTCACAACATATGGAAGCTTCACACCCGTAGGCTCTCCCATCGCGTCCACATCCTCAAAACCCTCAAGGTCCAAATCAATGTGAAACTCCAAAACCGTATGTACATCGTCACTGTAATTCTTAGAAATACCCTCTAATTCATTAACCTTTTGACGTACAGGATCCTCCTCCTGATCCGAACCGCCCGTCAACTCTACATCACGATAAACACCAGCAACCTGCATCTTACGTATGTCGTTCTCGTCCATACGTAATACATGCGTCACACGATTTGCCGTCTGCAAATCACTCGCTGAATACGGAACCACCAAATCCTGCGCAGGAATAAACTTAGCCACAGCACGTTGCTTCGTCGGGTCAAAATATACCTTCTTAAATGTTGATCCGCTCAAAGGTAAATAAAACAGCATCTGATCCATGTCCGGATCATACTCTTCCATCACCTCAACAATCTGATAATTCATAAAGTTCTTAACACGCTGGGCTTGCGCTTCCCGATCCGGCGTCTGCGCACCAAGAACCTGCGTCCTCACCGGACCTCCAGAAGGCAACAACTCCTTGTAAGCCTGCGCTTGAAATTGAACCACGCTCTCACTTATCAACGGATGCGTTATACCAGAAGCACCCTCAAACGGAGTCGTCCTCTCCTGAGTCTTTAACCCAAGTAAATCAAGACCCTTCGTATACGTCTCTTCCCACTCAGACCGAGAGTCCAAGTCATCCTCGTAAAAACCACGCAACTCGTTAGATAACGCACCAAGAATCGACCCATCTAAAAACTCAGCAAGGTTCGCGTCAAACGGCGCATCAACAGGAGGAGCCTGCAACTCCATCATCTCCTGTACCATTACGCCACCGTCCGGCGTCTCTAAAATCTCCGCACCTTCCTCAAAGGACATCGGTACATCAATCGGAATCTCCACATCGGGCAACCCCATGTTGTCATCGAGATCCAGTCCCTGTGCGACGATTGGTGGTAAAGCCATCAGTAATACTCCCGTCTGCGAGGCGCATATTCATCGTTCATGTTATCTTCACCGTTCAACGATACAAAACCGCCTTGCCTAAATCGCATCAACGCTAACGTCATACTATCACAAAAGTCATCATGATCGCCATTAGGAAATGATGTGACCTCCTCAATTACCTCATCAGAAAACTTTTTCTGTTCAGGATCGGGAGCCCACACCACCCCTGCCTCAAACAACGGAGCAACCATGTGCATTCTCGTAACCTTATCACGACCTTTCCCCGGCGCAAAGCCTAAAGCTGGAATCCCCCGTAGCCGTAACTCGTCAATCAACGGCGTACCCGTCGCTTTCGCCTCTACAACAACCATGTCAGGCTCCCAGTACTCGTGCTCCTCGTAAGCAATCTCCTTCAACTCCGGAAAATTCCACCTACCACGCCGCGCATCTAACAAAATTATGTGATCCGCACCCGCTTCGTCCGGTTTAAATATCCCCCAAGTCGTAATCGCCGAATAATCCGCACTTTCCTTCTTCGAAAACGCCGTATCATACGCCTGAAGCACATAATCCAGCCGAGGAATGTCCTCTTTATCCCAAACCTGCCACCATTCACGCTTGATAATCGCCGCTTCCGAAACTGTCGGCTCTTGCTGCCACTGCGCAGACCACTTCGCCACCGGAAGTGACGCCTTAATCGACAACAGCGCGTCTTTTTCCCAAAACTCAGGCCATAAAGGGCTCCCAGAAGGCAAAATTGCAGGAAATTCCACCACTTCCCACTTGTCTGACATGATGTCACTGCCCTGCGCAGCCAATAATCGCCCCGTTAAATCCTTCTTACCCCACCGAGTCATGACAATTATAATCGCACCACCCGGCTGAAGACGCTGACGCGGCCCAGATGTGTACCATTCATAAGCATGATCAAACGCACTGTCGCTCAAAGCGTCCTGTTCCGAGTGCGGATCGTCAATTACAAACAAATCCGCACCACGACCCGTAACCGCAGCACCAACACCCGCCGCAAAATACTCGCCACCAGCCTGCGTCTGCCAACGACCCGCGCCTTTGTTGTCTTCCTTCAGCTTTGTGTCAGGAAAAACCTCTTGGTATTGCGGATCGTCAATCAAATCCCGCACTTTCCTACCAAAACGTACTGCTAGTTCGGTATTATGGGTAGCCTGAATTATCTTTAGTTTAGGATTGCGGCCCAAAAACCACGCAGGCATCAAATAACTCGCAAACTCAGACTTCGAATGACGAGGCGGCATGTTCACAATCAACCGCTTGATCTCACCCCGCGCCACCTTTTCCAGCTTTTCCGCAATAATCCTATGATGACGACCCTCAATAAAATTCTCATACACATGATGCGCAAAAGACATAAACCTTTCTTGCGCGTTTTCACGTAAATCTAACCGCTTCTTAGCCTCCGTAAGTGCCAGTATCTCTTTTAAAGCTTCTTCCGGAAGCGTTTGTAGGTTCATGATCAGGTATAATAGTTATAATATGGGTCAGACTCAGAAAAAATATTCCCCGGCAACAATGCAGTCACAGGAACACCAAGCGTCGGTAAGGGTTGCGTATATGGCGTTAAAGCAGCAGGATCTAAAGCCTTCGCAACTAATAAATCATCCGGATAAAAATCCGTCTCCTCCGACTCTGAATCCTCAGCCTCTGAATCCTCGACTGTCTCCATCAGTTGAGCACGACCCGAGCCCCCAGTATCCCTGATCATTTCATTAAACCTGTCCTCAAGAGCACGTTGCTTTGCCCCCGCCTTAAACGCCTCATAATCACGCTCAGTAAAACCTGCTTCCTTTAACTTTTCCGGGTCCCCACCCGTTAACTGAAGCTTTATTGCCCTGCCAATGTTGCCCGGAACATCCCCAAATGCACGAGCAATCTGAGGTAACATCGCAAAAATACCCCCCGGTTTTAAACCAGAAAGACCTTGCTGCTTACGTAAAAACTCATTTTGCGCCTCTCGCGCCAAAACAGAAGCAGGCTTATAAGCATACAGCGGATTGTCTTCAGGTCTTGCGTATTGTGGCTTGCCCACGCCTATCATCGCAAGAATACCTGCGTTAGTTCCAAATCGAGAAGTGTCTCTTATCCCCTTTTCTCGAAGCCCCGCACTATGTGTTGCTTGCGCTGCCGTTGCAGCCGCCGCATTACCCATCGCGCCAGATAATGCCTCCGAATGCTCATACGCACTACTAAATGGTCCCACATACTTCCCAGAAGCATCCCTCGGTATCCCGCCAACATTCTTTACGCCAGACGCTTTAGCCATGCCACTCGCAGCCTGAATGTCCTTTTTAGTCATGCCGTAGTCTTTGCCAGCCATCACGTAAACCCTTTCGCTAACGAACCAATCCCAAACCGACTTAACGGATCAGGAGCCCTCACATTCCTGTATAAACTATATTCCCGAAGTTGCATAGGCTCCGGCTCCTGCGTTAACATATCATAAGCCATAGCCAAGGACCGATAACCACGATCCCGCCTGTCAGAAACCTTCTTCTCCTCAGACTGCTTCTTCAAAAAATCAACCATCGCCGCATCCGAAACACCCTCCGGATCAGAAGCAACCTCAACAGACTCAAACAAACTATCCGATAACAGATCCTCACCCGCCGTCGTCGGCTCCGTACTAACAGGCAAAGACGGCTTCGCACCCCGCAAACGAGCCTCCGCCGCAGAACCAGTGAACACAATCTCGTCAGAACCAATCCCGTAATTCTCTAAGTTATACAAAATCTGATCCCGGCTTAAACCAGACGTCAAAAACGTCCCGCGCTTCGTAACTATATACTCCCCCGCGTCAATCTCAGGGCGCATCTGCGCAGCATACGGACTACCCCTCATCACAAATACTCCCTTCCTAAAGAACCAAGGCCCAGAAAACTCGGTACCACAACCCTACCACCCTTTCTAAACATCGGTAAACCATACTCCCGTATAGCATTGCGAAAGTTGTCTGTAATCTCAAACGCCGGAACCTTGTATTCCCCAGCATCCCCACGAATGGTAACAAAATCAAGTCGCGGCATGTCTAAACCACTGGTCTTCTCCAATTGCTCTAAAACCTTGTTAACCTGCTTCGGTACAATCCCATCGTAAAACGCTTGCTGACCCGCTAACGGGCCACCCGTCATGTCATGCGCCATCCGACCCGTGCCCAAAGTAAAATGCGTCACTCTAGGATTCGCCATTATTTGATCAAACGCAGACTTAATCGCCAAATCCGTAGTCTTCTCCGTCGTGTACAAACCCTGCAAACCCGCCTTCTCTACATTCGTCTTAGGTATCGGACCCGAACTTTCAAGATCCGAAAGCGCATCTAAAACGCCCATCACGTTCTCAAAAGTTTCCTTCTTTAAATAAAACGAATCTCGTTTATTCCTTTCAAGCCGCTGTTGTACCTCACGCGCCCTCTCAACAGGATCCGAAATATCGTCCCCACGCAAATATCCTTCCGGTTGATAGTCCTCCATATCAACCGAGTCCCATAACCTGTCGTCAGAATTAAGACCCCCCTGAATTAACGCCTCTCGTTGCTCTTTAGGCAAATCCAAGTATTGTTCAAGAGAGTCAACTTCAAACTCAACAAAATCGCCCCCCGGAAAGCTCCTATAATTGTCTACAATAAATTGTAACCGCTCATCCGTATCCTCAATATCCAGCAGATCCTGTTGCACCGCACGTCGTTTTTTCATCTGCCGCAATGTCTGCGCAACATCCGATTGAATCTCCCCCAAATGAAACGAAGTACCACCCCCCTCCACCGGAAACTCCGCAGTGCGAAAATGAACAATAGACGGACCACCATCCTGAACCGAGCCAAAATGAGCCATCGACCCCTCTAAACCATCCGCCCCAGACCGCAAGTTAGGATTCTCTAACGTTAAAATCGTCTCCGAATACGACTGACCACCCGACGTAAAATTCCTCTCATACGCAGCATCCGTACCCGTCTTTACATGAACCTTAACCGGATTCTTCGCCAATAACGCCTCAACCCGCGCATCCGTAAGATCAATCTTGCCATCCGCATCAACAAAAGCACCCAAACCCTGCGGAGTAATCCCGCGTAACGCAAGCTCCGCTGGCTTCGCCCTCTTCGACTTCAACGCCGAAAGCAACTCCTCAACAGAATTAAACTTCGTTTGACCCGCCAACGCCGTCTGCGCAGGACCCAAACTATCCGACAAATACGTCTCAGTTAAATCATACTGATACTGGTTAAATGGCCCCTGCGAATATACCGACATGTCTATGTCGTCGTCCGGAAACTCATCAAAGTCAGCTACTGGAGGGCGAAACTCCTCCAAAAATCGCGCAACCTCCTCGTCCGTGTAACCAAGTAAATCCGGATTGTCCAAAGTCTCCAGTATGTCAACAATGCGAGCCTGCTCCGCTGCAAACTCAGCATCCACCTGCTCTCGCATGTCTTCCGCATCTAAAACATCGCGCCACGGATTCGTCGGATCACGAGTCGGATCGTCCACAAGACGATCCGCAAGCAACGCACGTAACTCCACACGGTCCGGGCTCTCTTCCATAAATAATTGCAGTTGATTTGCAATCCGATCATCCACATCCCGTATATCCAAACGCGCACCAGCCATAGCACGATCAAACGCAGCAAGCTCATCAGGCCTCGGATTCACTCGCTGCTGAAATAACGCACGAAGAATGTCCGGCGAAAATTGGCGAAGCTCATTAGGAACCTGCTGGTCAACCCGGGGAAACTCGCTAAACATGTCATCGCCCAAACCCCGATCAAAAAAAGTATTACGTAACGCTCCTTCCAGATCCTCAGTTCCTATGTCCCCAAAACGTACAGAATCAAGAATCTCCGCAAACTCGTCTAAACTAGCACGCAAAACCGTGTCAGAACCAAAAAACTGAGCCCCAGTCGGACCGCGATAGGTCAAAGGATCAACCCCAATATACGCAGGCTCACCACCCCGAGTAACAGGAACACGAAGCATCCCATCATCCTGAAGCATCCCAACACCTAAAGCCGTAGTCTCCTCCGTCATACGATCCGCAAGCGCCGCTAACGGATTCTCCCGAACCGAAGTAACAACATCCTCCCCCGGTAAAACAGACCCAAGACCCCGTAACCCCAACCGACCAGCCACAACAGGCCCAGACAAAAACGGAGCCGTCGCAAATAAATCCGCCGTACCCTGACCCATCTCCTCACGAGTCGCATACCTCGGATCAGGCATGTCCTGTATCCGACTAAACGAACCACCAATGTCCTCAATAGCAGCACGACCCGTCCCTATCGGATCCTTCACAGCACCATATATACCACCCGCAACCGCCTCACCAACACCAAGAGGATCCTCCCGCAAAGCACGACCCAACTCCTCCCCAGCCGTCACACGATCATCGTCAAAACCAATAATATTGTCCAATGCCTCATAACCCATACGCCCCGCTTCCAAAATCGGACGCCGCAAACCTAACGGAATGTAATACTCAATACCACTCGGCAAATAACCCGTGTACGGACTAGAAGACCCAGACGACCGATCCAAAGAACCAAAGAAAAACGGACTACGCTCCACCATCTAACTACTTCCTCACAGCACCACGTAAACGTACAAGTAAAGCACTTAACGCAGGACCAAGAACCTCAGTGTCTAACTCACCCGTCCTAAAATACGCCTGTGCCGCAATCCGCTCCGCATCCGTCACAGACGAATCCGTAAACTTCTCATCCGCCTCCGGAGGCTCAAATAACTCTACCAAAAATTCCGCCGTGTCATACGCCCCACTCCCCCGCTCCTCCATCAAAGGACGAAATACATCCATATTCTCACGTATAAACTCCATCTCCCCAATATGAGCAGCCTCATGCGCCAAAATCTCAGGCGTAGCCAAATAAGGATCCGTAAAAACAGGGCGAAGACGCTGCTGATAAAGATCCCCATAATCAATAGGAGAAGATATGTTCGCACCCTCCAAAGTTGGGCGGAGACCTAACTCACGAGAGTCATATCCCCGTTCCTTATAATTAGGAACATAATTCGCCAAAAAAGGCTTACCACCTCTGTGCCTATAACCAGCATAATTAATCTCCACAGGCTTACCATCCCTCCCCGTCGTTCGAATCGTCTCAACCGGACGAGTCGGATAACTGCCAAACATCCCCCTGTGACGCCCACCAGATACAGCCATCTCAAAAAACGGATTCGGATTCGTAGGCGTCATCCCAACCAAATACTCATCCTCCGCCTCAGCATACGCACGAGCCAACATATCCGCCTTCGTGTTGTCCAAACCCTGCTTCATTACCTCATATTCCCGAGCCGCGTTCCTCGCAATCCGCTCCTCGTTAATCTCAATGTCTCTCTTACGTTCCTCCTCCCTCATTACCTCAGGACGCAAAAGATCAAAAAGACTCACACCTTTCGCCTGACCACCATTCTCAAAATACGAAACAATTCCACCCCCAGATAACTTCTTCTTAGGCGGCAACCGCATCCCAGAAGCCTGCTGCGACAAATCATAAATCCCGCCACCCCCACCACGAGGATGCCGAAAAACCCGATTACGCGCCCGGCGCTCCTGCATGTCCTTATCCGCTTCCGGATGCAGCTTCCGTTGGAAATCTAACTCTTCCTTAAAAGCCTTCTCTCTAAGTTGTCTCAGAAGATCGTCAGTGCTGTCAGGCATAAAAAACTCCAAAAGTTTAGGGCAGTTTACACAAAACCCGAATGAAAATATACCCGAAATTTTTTGAGGGGGCTAGGAGTCCCAATGAAATTATTCTGCAATGAATTTACAAAACTAACATTACACAGACGTCAGACACCCCACGCCGCCCAAACAGGGGGGATGGGGGGTGCAAGAGGATCAAGATCTCAGACACGATTGTCCACAGTAACCCTAAACGGTCCTTCAGACCGTGGTCGGTTTTCGAACCGACAGTCGAGTCAAGGAACTCGTTCCTTGACAATCCGGACAACCGGGTGCGTCCGGTTGATCACGCTCAATTGTGCTTCGCGCTTTTATTAGTTTAAGAGTCCAGATGACAGCAGAACATTTCTTTTGTGCCTGCCTGCTAACGATCCTGATTTATCATGCCTTGGCCTATGTCGGCAGGGCGGCACGATGATAAATCAGGATCGAGGCAGTCACCTTAACTTTCTACTGCCACAGGACTGATAAGTCTAAGGTGTGCTGGTTGACTATTCCGAACAGATGCCGCGCCATTCCATCCCAACATGATTGAGTTTGCGCTGGACGCGCAAACGCTTATATCTGCCAAGTCACCATCTGCGCCGATGACGCGGGTATCTGTTCGGGCAACCAGCACCAACACACACACAACAGAAGTACCGTGCGGCTCGAGCCCAGCTCTTAGCCTGTTCAGAAGCACAGCGTAAAGGGTCACAAAAAAATAGATCCCAAGAAGAACGACCTCTCGATTTTTCAGTGGTGCTTCGCTCTCTTTTTAGTTGAAAAATCGACCCGACCTAGAATTTCGTTCTCCGCCCATAGATACGCTACATCCGATGAACCTGACGCTGCGTAACCTTGAGGCCCCAGCAGATCTTTCCGCTCCAGATCTTGTCTCAAGTTTACGCTGCATCAGAACCCTCGGACGTTGCGTTTGGTGCAGGATTTTTTTGGACGAGTCAGCCCTGTCGAGATCGTACATGCTAAGAACGAGTGTCGGGGCTGACCCTTTACCCTATGCTCCTGCCCCGGCAAAAGAGGGGGCACGGCGCACGGTAATTCTGTCGTGCGTGTGTTCATCCATTTTTAAGGAGATCTCACAATGGATATCAAACTATTCGCAACCGAAATCCAACTCATCAACAACCTGCTCAACCGACTCGAGTACGACTGGACATGTTTCGAAGCGGAAATTTTCGACGATAGACTGCGGTGCAAACTATACCATCGCGGCCTGCCTTTCGAAGATAGCGTGAGCGAGTACTGGAGCTTCTACTTCGACGGCGAGTACAACCTCCACAACAGCATCGAGCATATGCTGGAAGGCATCCAAGAGTATATTCAAAACCTTCCAACAGGCGACACGCTCAAGCAACACCAACTTGTTCGCAAGATGGAAGAAGCTGCGCGTATCGCAGAAGAGCTCAACATCGATGCCGACTTCGTGAACCCGCTCGTAGCGATCATGGAGAAGCTTGCAAACAACGCGATCACACATCGCAAGTAATTTCAACCGCGAGGGGCTCCGGCTCCTCGCACAACAACAGGAGGCGCACATGCGCAAACACTACCGATTCATCCACGATGCAGGTCACGGCTGGCTCGAAGTTCATCGAGACGACCTTGCCGAGCTTGGCCTGTCCGAAAATGACCTCTCAGAGTTCAGCTACAAGAACGGAGGCTTCTTCTACCTCGAGGAAGACTGCGATGCCGGACTCTTCATCGGCTACCACGACAGTATTATGGGCTTCTCACCCAAGTGCTCAGAGCACGACCACGGCAACTGGTCACGCATCCGCAACTTCCAACGTTGCAAACCCACCACAAACATTTGGCCCACCATATCAACAGGAGAATGGGAATGACTGACACCTCAAACGCAGTAGACGCTTTCATCAACGCTATCGTCGATGGCCTGATCAAACACGAGAAGTTCAACGAGCACATCGCAGGGATCGTCAGCAATGACGGCTTCACCGATGACTATCTGTACGAGCAGATCGAACTCTGGATGAGCAACACCTTCTCGCTCAATGATTACGGTCACTTCGATATCAGCGACTACTCATACGAAATCTTCGGGATGATAGACGACCACGTCGATAGGGACTTCATCAGCGATGTCCTCACCGACGTCGAATGGGAACTCAAAGTGAAAGGAAGCAGATGAGAAAAGAAACGTACAAGATAGCTAAAGCGTTTCTGGAAGGGCGGCCCGCACAGGCTGCCCGCACCAGCACCGATGGGCAAACCGTCTGGCTACACGGAAATCGTATCGCCTATCGGGACGAAGACGGACATCTCTGCATCACAATGGCAGGCTGGCCTACCGTCACAACACGAGAACGGATCAACGGCATACTCAAGGTCTTTGGGTATCTGCGCTGGGGCATATCACAACGCAACCACGCTCAGTACCTCATCAACCCCGAAGGCGGCGCAATGGAGATCGGAGATCGTGACATCATCCAACTGGAGGAATATCTCAAATGAAACCAATTACTCTCTTCGACACACCAAGCAGCTGGACCGACCTAGAGGATCGGCTGCAATCACTCAGCGGCGATGAGCGCAGCGTTGCAACACTGTTCGCAATGCTGACATGGAACCTCGCTTGCAAAATCGCAAACGAAGGAGGCGAACATGGACACTGAGGCGAACATGGACACTTGGGATGACGATCAGATCCGCGAGTTCTACGACAACAACCCCAACCTCTTGCTCTCAACATACGCGGGTATGCTAGGGCTGAGTGTTGGCGAACTGAAGGAAATCCTGATGCCAAGTAAGTAAGAGAAAGGGGGCTTCGGCTCCCTTTTTTACTTCAGCAGAAAAAGGTGTGCCGCTAGTCGCGGTCACTTGCGCGTTGAAGACGCGCTTAGAAATGTGTCCTCGTTCCTCGGACGCTTTATTCTATGTCCCATCCCCGGTAGCCCCGGGGCTGGAACCCGCCGCCGCAGAGCCGCAAGGCTCGGAAACACGGCGGCACAAGAGACGCAAGGCTTCGAAAAGAGACGCAAGGTCATCGAAACACTGCCCATCGGTCCCCGATACCCCCCGATCATGCAAATCCGGACCTTTTTCCCCCGTAAACAAATATAGCTTCTTGGTAGAGAGGCACTTTACTAAGAAGAAATTTGATCCTCCTCGAGCCCAATACGCCATATTCCACGCAATCTGATGAGGCGACAAATTTGGTTTGTTGCCTTTTAGCGTTTTTAGCTCCATCCAAAAGGATATGCCGTCCCAAACGGCATGGACATCGGGGACACCCCCGCCGTGCTTGTTCTCAATACGGGTAGCAAAACACTTTTTAGGAAGATTTTTCCTGACTAATTGCCAAAGATTCGCCTCCGGTCCCCTGCTCATTTGGTGTTATATCCTTGTAGTTTCCCTCAAGGGTAAAGGCTTGTGGGTATTTCTTTTGCAGGTCAGAGAGACGAGCCACAATTTCATCACGGGATAGCTGATCAATCTGGTTAATGTTCTCACGTCGATCAACAGTCAGCCCACCCAAAGCGGAGCG